ACGTCTGTAATCCTTGAGAATGCACCAGCTTGACGCACCTCACAATCGTAGAACTTATTTAAATGTAAATGAACTTGCCCATTTGATGCACTTGAGTAAGGATCCACAAGGACGTCTAAACCGCCGAAATAAGCTAACATTAAGCCAGCAGCGAAATCTCCGAAGATTAAATCTCCAGTCGATGTTGTTCCCGTTGGAACGTTTGGCGATGCTACAGCTGGGAAACCGTCAAAAGATTGACCACTCCAGAAAGCGTTAATACTATCAACTGTCGCTAAACCTCGAGAAACCTCCCAACCTATAGGACTCATCGCCCACTTGCAATTGGCCATGTTTCCACCAGCTGCAAGAACTGACTTCTCAAGACCAAATAATTGCGCCGCTGTCAAAGCAGCTCCTCCACCAGCTACAGCTGCCACTCCAGCTACAATCTTTGCGAATGCTTGTTGATCAATTTTAGTATTAATACCAGCAGCGAGCTCACGTGCGATTAATGTGTCTACTTCAGAACCTCCCTGTTGAATTAACATTTTAGAGAACTTCGTTGTATTCGCAACACGTACAGGACTCAATGTAACCTCGTCAAGCTCTAAACCTGATGCAGCATCTGCTCCGACTTCGTTGTCTGGTGTATCTGGCTCAGCTGCTCCAGCTTTTGCGCTTACACGTGGAAACTTCAAGTTACCAGTCGCGCCGTTAATTGTTGTTGCTCCAAGCATCTCGATAACTGTTGGAGCTCTAAGAGCCTCAATTACTCCAGGGACTTGAGTAGAAACGAATCCGCTTCCATCTCCTGTTGTTTGGAAATCGTCTGCTTGTCCAGCACGAAATAATGCAGCCTCTGGAATACCAATCTGACCACTCATTTGAATACCTCTCGACTGCATCTCAGAGCGTGCCTCTTGAGCCCATTCCGCTTCAGCACCTTCGAGCCCTTTACCATGAGAAACCGCTTGTACAGCTCTCGAGAGAGAGAATGAGCGATTAACTTTGTCTAGCTCTTTTGTCTCAGATACTGAGCTTCCAGCAAAATGTGCTTGGCGTGCAATCATATCTTCGTGAGCTTTACGACGCTTGATCTTGTTATCAAGACGTACATTCTCGCTCTCTAAGTAGTCAGCTCTCGCCTCCTCCTCATTTGTCATCTCACGACCTTCGCTGTCAGCTGTAGCCATTAAAGACACGTGCTCCTCGTAGTTCTTAGCTCGAAGAGACTTCATCTCATTTAAATCCATTTTTTTACTTTTTATTTTTTTAACTGTAACACATTTATCATCTTCGCTGTCTTTTACTTCAGCTGTTCTAATTTCTTTAGGCTCCTCCTCTTTTCGTGCAGCCACTGTCGCACTTTTGTAAGCTGGATATGTCACTGGCGAAACGTCCAATAACTTAGCCACCTTCTCAACTTTCCGCGTGCTCCTGTCTTCGCTCCAGGTCTGATCTTCAATCGTAAACGCAAACGAAGATTGCGAGATATCACCTCTCTTAATACTTGTATAAAGGTCTTTCGCATATTGTTGCTCTCCCAGTTTTACTCTGTACTTTAACCCATGCTCATCTGTTGAGAGCTCTAGAGTACCAGCTGAACTCCTCCCCAAGATTAACGAGGGATCGTGATTAATTAAAGCGCGAACGTCATCATTAAGCACATCATCGAAAGCACCTGGAGAGATACTCTCTCTGAATACTCCGAGGTCTGTCTCGCTGTTATAGAGAGCTGCATATCCTTCGATTATCATCTCTCCGTCTTCCTCTCGTACCTCGAGAGTGCTATCATATTTTGAGTAGTGAGCTGCTGTTAATAGCTCGTTTCTTTTCTCATCATCCATCTTCATTACTTTTAGAGATTGACTCGCTGTAAGCTTCGAGCTTGTCAAGTGCAATCTGGTTTACTTGTACAGTGTGGATATCGCCCCCCTCAATTGGGTTGAGCTGCTCCTCCTGTCTCACTTCGTTTATACTTAACACTCCATTCTGTAGCATCTGAGTGAAGTAATTTGCACGAGCTGCGCTATCTCCTCTCTGTAAATCGGAGAGCTTAAACTTGCTGAAAATTACATCTCTATCAAATGAAGGGATCAACTTTCTGTCAATCTCCTGTTCTATTCTTTGCGTCCAGGGCACGATAGTATGTCGAGCAAACATGAGATTTTGCTGCTCTACGTTATTGTATGTCGTTTGAGAAGGGAGCTGGACCAATGCTGTAGGTACGTTGAAGATTCTGCATATCTCTTCAGCTTGAAAAGAGCGAGTCTGAATAAACTGCGCCTCGTCTGGAGAGATAGATATCCTTTGGTACTTAAAGCCGAAAGGCATGAGCTTTGTACCAGCTTGTGCTGCTCCATTATTCCAAGAGCCTTGAATCACATCCATCTGCTCCTTTTTTAGAGGTTGCTCTGAAGATAGTACACCAGTCATCTGTCCACTTTGCCCAAAGTATTCAGCTCCAAAATCTTGTGCACTTTTCGCGAGTCCTAAATTCTCTCTATGTAATCGAATCGGGCTCATTCGCTGGAGGTTGCATATCTCGAGCATATTCTCAGGGCGTACGATTCCAACATCTTTGATACTATAAACTCTCTCGCCTTTTACGTTGCGTAGATCCACATCTGCATAGTGTACAGGGATTAACTGAGTCGCGTGACCTCTGTCGTCTCTCTCTATTATCGCGTACCCTACGCCATAAATTACAGCACTCGCTGTGATAGACTCCCAGAACTCGTAAGCTGTTTGGTGATTGTTTGGCTTAATTTTAACCAGGTTGTAAGCTGGATGCACGTTCGCCTGTACGATATTGCGCCCTTCACGCTCATAAACCTCTAAACCTAGTGAAGCAATCGTTGAGGATATCTTATATACACAAGCATAAACTGTGCTAATCGCCATCGCGCTACTTTCGTTAATTGTAGCTCCAGACTTTGTCATGGGATAGAGCCCCATTTCAGAAGCGATTGTATTTGGATCAAAAGGCCCAACTCTACGAAATAACGCCTTGATTCTGTCTCTAAATGTGCTCATTCGCGCGGAGTATACGACAAATAATCGGCAAAGTCAAGCTTTATAGAGAAAATATCTCTAATAAGTATTCATCGTCACCTTCGATTGTGTTCTGTACATAACTATTCATAGCTATAATTGACGCAATTACTCCATCCACTTTCTTGTTTTCCTTCTGTTCTTTGGTGACTCGCTTATTCTCGTTTACGTCTGTGTAGATTACAGCGCATCCCATTTGCCATCTTAGACATTTATTACCTCCGTGGATGATATTACCTCTCATAACTTCCATCTCGAACTCTTTTGTAGGTCCATTCATACTCGTTATATTCTGTGCCATTGGGACCATAACAATGTCATCTTCAACGAGCTCCGCGACGATGTATGTACTAAATCTCGGATCGAAACCTATCTCGCGAACGTCATATTTTGCGCACTGGTCCAGGATGTACTGCTTTACGACTCTGTAATCTGTGACGTTACCTGGAGAGATTGTTATATCTCCGTCTCTCTGATACTGTAAATAGTCAATCCCAGCTGCTAACTTCTTGCTGTGTGCCTTTTCAGCGTTTACGAACTGGTGCACGAGGAGATAGAAGCACTTATTTTCGTCATCTCGAAAGATGAGAGCGAACGCTGTCAAATCTTGAGTACTCGCTAAATCGAGCCCCCCGTACGCTGGTAAGCTCGGTAATCTGTCGTATGGAATGTCTTTTGCGCCCTTCATGAATATCTCGTCAGGGATCCACGCACTCTCTGAGCTGGTCCAAATGTTGAGATGTAAACGCATAAAGCTATTAATCATCGAGGGATTGCTTTTCGCTTTTTTTACCGCGTCTGTGAAATATGCTTTGTTGCATATAGTGCCATATCCTGGATTAGCTTTTTTCCATGTCTCTTCTTTGGTCCAGTCGTCTTCAGGATCTGCTCTGTAGAGTACAGGTAAAAATGTATCATCTTCAATCGTGCCATTTAGTATCGCTTCGCTGTACTCGTGCATCTCGTAGCAGATACTCGCTCTGTCGTGCCCAGCTGTCGTTAGTGCGATAATTACGGGTTGCCTCCTCGAACCAACTGAAGTCGTGAGAACATCGAATAAATCACGATGACTTTGCGTGTGTAATTCGTCGAACACGATACCATGACAATTCAAGCCGTGCTTCGTGTATGCCTCAGCTGAGATACTTTTGTACCAGGAGCTTTTGTACTCGATTGTATTGCGTAGCACTTTACAGCGAGAGCGAAGGTGCTTATTGTTCTTAATCATCTCTTGAGCTATGCTAAAAACGATATTCGCCTGTCCTCTGTCTCCAGCTGCGGAGATTAATTCCGCGCCAGGCTCTCCATCTGCAAAGAGTAGATAGAGGATGAGCGCAGCTGCGAGGTTGCTTTTGCCGTTCTTTCGAGGGATTTCTACATAGCAGAACCTATATCGCCTCAATCCAGTCTCCTCATCTTTCCAGCCAAACAGAGGGCGTACGATATCGTCTTTTTGCCACTTCTCGAGCAAAAATGGAGCACCAGCGAGCTCTCCCTTCACATGAGAGCAAAATTTCTCTATAAATAATACAGCTTTATCTGCTGCCTCTTCGTCAAAGTAGTAGCTCATAATCCGCAATAT